TGACCATGTCCGCATGCGTCTCGTTGAGGACCTCGGCGATATCCCCATACAGCGCATTCAACTCTTCATGCGGCAGGTAGACGCCTTCCCATGTTGCGCCGTCTGGCAAGTGCCCCTGCCAGCCCTCGCCCCAGACATGCAGCGGATAGTGCGCCTCGGGCAGGACACGCCCCTCCCGCCAGTTGCCCACGAAGACGGACTGCGGCACATCGCCCTTGCCCATCGGCACAAAATCGGTCGCGCCCGGCAGGTGCTCGCACGCGACCCCGAGGCTGCGCACGTGAGCCGCGTATTCCTCGCTCTCCGAATACACCGCGTCGTACTGCATCAGCTCGCCCTCCGAGAGGCGCGCCGGATGGCCGATTACCCACAGCACGTTATAGGTGTGCACGGGCAGCATTTGCACGCCCATGCCATGGCAGTTGATGAGCACATCGGCCTCGCTGACATTGCTGACGACGGTGTGACCAATGGCCACGATGGCCCTGCTCAGCCCCTCCTTGAACCAGTAGTCCCCCCAGCGCAAGCGACGCGCAGCGTCCCCCTCTGCATCGCTCGCCGCTACTACATAGACGTTCACCAATCCTCCTGTTTCATGGCGTCTCTGATGATCCGCTCGATTGCGCCGCTGTTCTGCAACTTGGCAACCGCCTGCTCGTCTGTGATCCAGCCTGTGTTGCGGTGCATCGGCTGTTGATGCTCCGCCGATTGCACCCATGGCGCATATGACACCCGCGTGCCCACGATAGCCCCCAGATCGTCCCGCTGTTCTACCGCCCACGACGGTCCCAGCCGCTCGGAGTACGGATCGGTATTGCGTCGATATGGCCCCAGGCCTCCCTTTACAGCCCAGAAGGTCGAGCCGTCACTGACCCCCCGCCGGCTTGCCCAATATGCGCGTCGCTGCGCTTCGCTCACCCACTGGATAGGATAACGCACCCGTCCAGGATAGTGCGCCAGGTAGGAGACCAGTTTCTCACCGACCGCGCGCATCGTCCGGCTGATAACCGGACGCGCACCCCGGCCAAACTTGGCAACCAGAGACTCAATCCCGTAAACCTCGATACTCAGCATCAGTCCGCCATATTGCTAAGCACAGCCCAGCATCTACAGCCAACATGAGCCGGTGGCCCGCCTGGCGCACTGCCCCACTGGTTTTCCGGCTTATCCTCGAGGCCGGCGCATATCGGACAGACCCGCTCGTCCATCGATGTGCGCCATATCCTCGTCATGCGGATTCCGCCACGCGCCAGGTCCTCCTGGACGATCCGCCGCCCTTGCGCATATGCACGCGTTGTCTCGGTAACCGCGATGTTTTGGGCGCGCCGTTCGCCAAAGAGCGGCGTCAACTCGCGCCTGAGATCGCCGACGGTCATGCCCGGCGTAGCGACAAACTGCGGTATCGCGCGCTGCAAAAATGCCCGGTCATTGTCGAGCAGACCGCGTACCAAGTCATAGGTATACGTGCCGGCCCACTCGACTGCTTCGCGCGCAATAACCGCTTCGTCCCAGAGTATGGGCACCGTCGCGGACGCGCTCGCAATACTCGCCATCGCCATGCGCTCGATCTCCGGTCGCAAGTCCGCCAGTAGTTGGCCCTCCTGGGAGGCCCAGAACTCGCTATCCAGCCTGTTCAGGTCGGGGGGCCAGCCGATGCGCGCAATCAGTTCCTGATGCCTGCCGTGCAGCCGCCCCTTGAGTAAGCGCAGTAGCCGTACTTCGTCCGCATCCTTGGCCTCGCCATCCGGATCCCGTTCGCCGGCGAGCGTTCTACGGATAGCCTTCGTAAAGGTGAAAGGGAGCGGCAAATGCCGCTTTCACCTCCTCGTCTGTGGCGGCGAGAGCCAGCCTGTCCCGTATAGCCGCCTGTTCCTCTGGCGTGAAGGCGTCGGTGTCAAAGTCGACGTTGGCCGACTTGCCCGAAGCCAGTGCCTTGCTCGCCTTGCGCTGCCAGCGCCGCGCCTCCTCACGCTGCTCACCTGGCGGCGGCTGCTCCTCAATCGGTGATGGCCGGCGCGCTTGTGCGATCTGCAACGCAGCCTCGCGTTTCTTCGCCTTGTCTTCCTCGAGCAGCGCGGCTAGTTGCTCATACGTCATTTCATTGGGCAGGTCGATCCCGAGCATTTCCATCGCCAGGTAAAGCGGCACACCCGCCATCGTGTACTGCGTCAGCGCTTGCGCGCGTTCGGCCTCATCCTCCTGAAAGATATCGAGCGATTGCCAATCCAGCGAGCAGCGCATGCCCACCGGCCCGAATAGTTGTGCATTCAGTGCTGCCTCGATGATAATGGCCTCGGGAACGATGGTCTCCTGGTAGAATGCCTGGTGGTGTTCTGAAGCTGTGGCATATGACGCCGCGTCCTCAAGCATCGTCTGCGGCACGCCGGCGGCCACGGCGATTTGCTGCCGCACGGCTGCGAGCAGCTCCGGCATGGCCAGTTGATCCGTCGGATAGCCAATCGGCACCGGTTTCACCGACGCACGCAGAGCGACGGTCTCCCATGCGCGCTTCACGCCAGCGACGAACCGCTTCCACCACTGCTCGAGCCTGTCCAGTTCATCACGCGATGGGTTGCCCTCGACACTGAGCACCATGCCCGGCAATGCGCCGCGCTCGAAAAACTCGGAGGCGAACGTGTTCATGTGCCGCGCAATGCCCGATTCAGTGAGGACACTGCTCACCCAGCCCTTGCCCGGGCCGATCTCTGTGGCCAGATTCGGCGTCCATATGTAGAGCAACTGGTCGGGCAATAGCGTCTCCCGATCACCGCCGCCTATGGCACGCTCGAAGGATACCAGCCCCTTGGCCTTGTCATACTTGGGCTTCACGCTCGAGGGCAGCAACCACCGGTAGCCCTTCTCAAACCCGAATGGGTTCCGCAGTCGCAGCCAGTATGCCGCGCCGTAGAGCTGCAGCGCTGCCTCTGTCATCCAGAGGATGTGCGCCATCTGGTCCTCATACTCCCAAGAGCGCTCGGTCGTGCCCTGGCCGCGGTAATATTTGACTGGTATCGCCGAGAGCGCATTGCAGCGCACATCGACACACCGCCGCACCCACGACACGGCCTGATATGCCCCGTGCTCGGTGAGATCACCGCCGTCGTGCTGGCCCCACATAGAAGTCCAGTCCAGGGCCGACATCGTCGCCGACTTTGCCGAGGCCGCGGTCGCTGTGAATACAAACGGCGTTGGCACTATCTATCACCCCACAGAAGCAGCGGCCCGGAGTCGGCCACAGCCGACCACGCCAAGGCCAGGCTCATCACGGTATCGTCGTGCATGCCCTCCGGCGCACTGTATCGCGTCATCCCGGACGGCAGCCGCTCCATCTCATACGCCTGGAGCTCGCCTATCAGCACCGGATCGGGCAGGATGCGGATCGTTCCCTGCTCGAATGCGAGCGCGAGCGCCTCGATGATCTGCGCCTTCGTCGCGTTGCTGGTCTGAAAGCCGCGCACGGGCAGATTATCGCGCTGCAACTGCTCGATGATCGGCTCGCCGATGCTGTTACTCTCCGCGATAATGGCGTCCACACGGTATCGTTCTGCCAACGCCTGCAACCGCGCACGCTGGACGATGTAGTCAATCTGGTTGAACCGGTCCAGGTACACGACCTCGCGCGCCGCGACGTCCATGACGGTCAGCGCGGTAAAGTCCGCGCTCTTGGCCCAGTCAACGCCCATGACATATTGCCGCCCAGGCTGCGGCCCCATGCCCGTGGCCGTGGCCGCGTCCAGCACGCGGCGGAACACCTCGCCGGAGCTCTCCAAAAACTCCGCCTCGTATTCCTGTTGGAATATCCGCTCGGGCAGATCCCGCCGCGCGGCCTCGATCTCACTCGGCGCAATATACGGATTATCGCGCGTGGGGAAGCGCCAAGATAGCCAGTCTCGCTCCGCCGCATCCTGCCCTCGCATCCACAAGCGCCAGAACCAGTTGCGGCCAGCCGGCGTGCTGATGAAAAGCGCGCCCCCCAGTTTGTCCGAGAGCGCCGGGCGCAATGCCTCTGTCCAAGCGATTTCTCTCATGAAAGCACATTCGTCCAAGACCGCCAGTGTCAGCCCCTCGCCGCGCAGCGATTGCGGATCGTCCGCCGAGCGCACTTGCGTCGAGCCGCCACCCGGGAAGTTGATGAGCATGTCGCTCAGCCGCACTTCGGCCCCTGGTACTTGCCTGCCGAGGCGCGAAATCGCGCGCCAGCCGACTTGCGCCATTTTGTAGGACGGCGCAACCCACCATGTGCGCCCGCCGCGCAGCCCTCCGCTAACACACGCGAGGGAGCCGAGCAGCGATTTGCCCCATCGACGGCCCGACGCCAGTACCTTGAATCGGCATCGCTCATCCCATACCGTCTGCTGGCCCGGATGCAAACGGGGCAACCTCACGGCCATCGTCCCACACCATCCGTATATCGCCGCCGTCTGCGCCAGTGATTTCCTGCCGCTCTATGTATCCCCGATCCTTGCCCAGCGTCTTAAGCACCAACCCTACCGCCCACGGCTCGCCGTCAATCACCGCGCGGCGCAGCGCCAGTTCGCCATAGTCGACCAGCTCCGCCCGGCACTCGCGGATCACCTGCGCCACGGCCTGCACGCGCTTCCGCCGCGTGTTGATGGT